AACTGAGCAAGCCGCGATTCGACGCCGAGGCGGTTGGAAGGTTAAACGTGTGCGCGCTACCGCTCGACGAAATGCCGAAATCGCTTCCCGATGTCCCCGTGGCGAAGGTCTGCGTCGATCCGGTCAACCCGTTGAGTGATGTAATCGCGCTGCCGAGCTTGTTATTGAACGTTGTCCAATCCGCCGAACTGAGCAAGCCGCGATTCGACGCCGAGGCGGTTGGAAGGTTAAACGTGTGCGCGCTACCGCTCGACGAAATGCCGAAATCGCTTCCCGATGTCCCCGTGGCGAAGGTCTGCGTCGATCCGGTCAATCCGTTGAGCGAGCTGATGCCGCCTAAGGCCGAGATCGTTCCGCCAGCGACTTGCAGACCGGAGCCGACAGTCAGGCACGCCTGTTTATTGCCTGACGCGGCGTAATAGATCATCTGGCCGGTCGTACACGCGGGAAACCGCGCATCGATTTCCGCCTTGTTGTAGGCCTGCGTTCCGGCGGGAATGTTCACGCCTGGAGCGTTGAAGGCGCACAAAGCCTGATAGGTTGTTGGTGTTGTCGGCGGAATCGCAAGTTGCGAAATATTAGACGAACAAAGAAAAAATTGGAGCGGCGCGCCACTGGGCTGGTAAATACCGATTGTCCATTTGGCTGTATTGTTGTCCGTGGCGTCCGTCGTCGCCGGGATTGTGATCTCGGGCAGATAGAGCGACGATCCGCCGTTCTCAGTTACGACCGAGGCCGCATAGCGCCTGAACCACGACCCGGAGCCGGGCGCGCCAGGTTGGACGACATAACTTGCGCCGCGCGGCGTGAAGGCCTGATTGGCATAGAAACGCCATTCGACCCATTTGTAAAAGACCATCGTCGCGCTGCCGGATGAACTGGCATAGTTCGTCGTGAGCGTTAATGACGACGTGGAATCAATACTGGCCACGGTGTACGCGGTCGAGCCGATCTTGACGCGGAATCCACCGATGCCGACAGTGTTCGGCGGGAACAATGCGGACGATGTGACCGTCGGCGAGCCGCTTGTAACCGTAACGCTGATCGTCTTGTCATTGCCGATGCCTGCCGGGTTGAAACCGGGCAGGACGGAACCGGAGATGGTAACGTCTGAGGCGCAGACCGGCGCTGTCAACGCCAGAATAAACGCGAGCGATAAGAGTAGTTTTCGGATCATGATTGGTAGAGAGAATTAAGCAGGCGGGATTCGACGCGAGCGCGCCACGCCAGCAAAAGGACGTAGAGAATTAGCGGATAAGCGGCCCAGAACTGCGCGAGCAGGAGGAACGTGCCCAGAGCCGAGAGCGTTAGCCCTGCATAGCCAGGATGTTTGCAAAACCGGTATGGCCCCTCACGTACAACCCGCACCGGTTTCACGACAAGCGGAACGAAATATGGGTTGGCGCGCATCGCCCAAACAAGAAGCGCGTTCCCGGCCGCGACGAGAACCGCGCCGAGGGTGCGCGCCTCGATCGGCAACAAAGTTGGCGCAGCAATTGATTGAACCGCCGCCGTGATCGGAATGCTGATTGAGAGCAGGTTTGCCGCCCAGAACGCGAGCGGCTTGTGGCTGCGTGCATATCGCAACCGTGTTTCAACTGGGACAAACCACGCAATCGATAGCGTGGACAGGAAGGTCAGAATGATAAAGACCAACCAAGGGATCATGGATTGCTGAAGCAGCCGCCGACCCACAGCGCGGCCGCGAGGACAATGACCGCCAGCGCCAGGAATAGGACAGCGCGAAATCCGGCGTTCATATCTTTGTAATTGCGGCGGAGCCGAGCTGGCCGACCATGCCCCACAGCGGACTTGGCTGTGGTTGTACGATCTGCGTGTTGAATCCGCTCGAATTGCCGCCCGTCTGGACGATTTGAGGGAGCAGTGTCTTGCGCCGTTCAAGCTCCATCAGGTTTTTCGCGTATTCCGCCTGCTGCGCTTCGGCCGCGGACTGCGAACGGATATTCCGCCGCTCGGCGTCCTGCTGTTGCATTCGGATATGTTCAGGGACACCTTGCGCAAAAGCAGAGTTCCACCGATTCGACATCTCCTGCTCAGCGAGGTCGCCGCGCCGCCCGACACCGGGATCGATGTCGAGCGGCACGTCGAGGAATGCTTTCGCCTCCGGCGTGTCGGCGATGGACATCGTGCCGTAGGTGTTCACGTTGTTTTGTTGGAACGGAGCTTGAACAGGCTGTGGCTTTGGCTTGGACATAACAACAACTCTTTTCAGGCTACAGATTGCGCCGAATTACCAACCCGTGTTGTGAACGCTGAACAACACCTTCACGCGCAGCGCGCTGTCATTGGCTGCATTCCCCGCGATTTCACCGGCGCCGATGTTGTGCAAGACGATCGCCTTGTTTTCATTGCCGGTCTTCGCAACGATGGCGTCCTTGATTGGCACGGCCTGAGTTGCCGTGTCCGCCGACTGGTCAATAAAGCCTGTGCTTTCCACGGTATCGCTGACCGCAACGCCTGAGCCGTTGTTATATTTGAACGACAGGTTAGCGGTTGACTCCGTGAAGACGTTTGACCCGTAGTCCAGCAACAGAACCGCGCCAAGGAATTCGATCACTGTCCCTGCGCCCTGCGCTTGAACCATCGTTATCGGCGTCGCGCGCAATGCTTTCACCTGCGCCGAGGTAAGGCTAACTTCCGCCGCAAAGACCGCCTGAATGGGCGCGAAGTTGTACCAGTTAGCGATACCGTCCGAAATAAACCGCGCGCTCTGATTCTGCTGGCGCAGCGCCGACTGACCGACGATCGAGCCAGAGGCGGCCGCAATTTTGACGGGATAAGACGAGGTGTCCGTCTTAACGATCATGACATCGCCGACGTTTCGCCCCGCGCACGGATACCTACCGAGCGGAGTGGGAAGCGTGATCGTCACGGCCCCGCCTGAGGCGTCAACGAGAATCAAATCATCGCCGTCCTGAACGGTGTAATCCGCCGTTTTCGCCACGATCTGCTGATAAACACTGCCAAATTTGTTGGGCATAAACTTTACCTTTCTGTTGAAAAATCAGGGGAGTTCGTTGGAGTCGAACTCCCCTCTTGTCATCACAAATCTTCGTTCCCAGGGGAAAACGTCCTCTCGCCTCATCCCGCACCGGATAGCCAGCCGCGCAGCTGCGCGCCGCCCTTCCGGAATGACCGCCTCAATCACTTCAACCCCTTCGAAAATCACCTTGGCGGTTTGCCTGAGCAGCCACGCAAGGTAATTCGGATGGAAAGCCCGGCGGCGCGTCGTGACGTGGATACGGGCGACGGTTGGCGCTACTTTTTCAAACGAGACGCAACCGGCGCATTGCTTGTCGAGATAGAGGCCGAGGTGAATCCACTGCGGGCGCTCCATCTCTGCGACATAGCGCGCCCAGTCCGCCGCGATTTGGGGCCCATGCTCCCATTCGGCGACGATGTGGAAGTGTTCGCGTTGTAAGGGTTGGATGTTGAGAGTAACCATCAGAATTGAATCACAGCAACTCGGAATGCGGCGCTGGCCGGATCGACGGCCCCGGCGCTATAGTTGTTAAACCTCACGCTGACTTGACCTGCCGCGCTTACCCATGCCGTGTAACAGGTATTCGCGTTGACTGCGCTATTGGGGACGCCTAACAGAACCACGTCACCAAGCGCCGCGCCCGTGACCGCGATTGTCAGATCACTTGACGACTGCGCCGCGGTATTCGGAAAGTCCAGCGTAGCCGTTGCGGAAAGGATCTTTGTGACTGCCGCGCCGCCGCCGACCTTGAATGAACCAGTATCGGCCAGACCGGCCAGTGTCAACGCGGCGAATGAAGGCGAACCAGTCGTTTTCAGATTTTGAGTGAGTGCGACCTGGAGGCCAACAGCGGGAGAAACGACCGGCGTAACGGAAATCCCATTACTGTCACCCGTCAGATTGCCTGCAACGAAAGCAGCGCCGTCCCACAGCGCAATTTGTCCGACCGCTGTCCCGGAGAGGCTTAGGTTGACGGCCTGCCGGATCTGCGCCACCGTCTCAGCGGCCCCCGCCGCCTGAGAGATGACATAATCCTCTGTGTAATCGTACGCCCTCACCGCCGCTCCGTCAGCGGCATCCCTTGCGCAACTACCTGCTGCAAGCTGCCGTCCGTTGGAAAGTCCACGCGCACGGCCAGCGCGCGCCCTTCGAGATGCGTGAAGATGTTGGACTCGGTTCTATCGGCGCCTGTGAGCGTATAGGAGGCCGCGACCTCGCCAGTGTTGGTCACGTCGGGGATGGCCGCGTTTTGCTTGGCGATAAATGCCTGCAGGGTTGTCCCTTTGCCGGTGAAGATGAATCCTTTGATCCGCTTGCGCACGCCCACGCCGCCAATGGCGTAATATTGCGAGGCAATGTAGGCGTTGCTCGCTCCCGCGCCGCCTTCCCAAAGCTGCACGCGATAATTCCCACCGGAGAGCAGCATCAAATAGCACTCGCCTTGCACGACGCAGAAATCCGTCACCTGTCCGCTGATCGTGTGCGGAGGCCCCCACTGGCCGAGCTGTGTCATCCACGGAATAATGATTGTGTTGGTTGCCCCGTCATATTGGCAAAACAGCACCGCTTCATTCTTCGGATCGATGGCCAAAACGACGCGCTGCGCATTCCAGTTCTGCATGTCCTTCCACGCAGGCGCGGCGAACATTACGTCAATGTTGTCATCCGTGCGCGTGCGGAGCGGCTTGTTGGAGTAGCCGTAGAAGAAGTCTTTATAGACCACGCCGTTGGCCGCCGATTTGAAACCGGGTTCACCAAGCACGCGAATGACGTAGGGCACGTCCGTTTGCCCCGTGAACGTCACGCTTTCAAGGCTCGTCGTAGTCATCAGAAATAGTTGCCGATCGCCGACCAGCACGTTAACCAGATCCGAGCCGGACGCCGTGACGATATTGAACAGCCCGACGTGTTCAGGGTTGTCATCAAGTGTGGGCGTGATCGCCGACCCGGTGACAGCCGAAGAGGATTCCCCGCGCGTCCCCCACAGAAAGACTCGGTTCGCGAATTGGAACACGCCGGCGGCCTTCGGCGGTTTGAACACGTCACGGCTGAGCAAGCTGCCGAGTTCGCCGTTGTACCAGTCGGCCGCGGCCGTCGTAATCGTCGCCGTCTTGCCAGCGCCGGTTGACCCCGTGAAATTGGCCGTCAATGTCGCGGTCGTTTGGGATGTAACGGTCGCAATTGTATAACTGCCGCCGCTGATCGTTACCACATCGCCAGGGCGAAGGTCTTGCAAGAAGAACGTCCCGGCGCCGGCCGTCAGGTTCGGGCTTCCGTTTGTCGCCGTGAACGTTCCGCGCGGGACGATATACACGAATCGCACGATCCTCACGTCGCCACTCTGATCGCCCCAGCGCGTTCCCGCGAAGATCCAGCCATCCTGACCGCTCGCCGCCGAAGGTAAGACCACCTTCGCCAGATCCGCCGATGACGGTGTAAAGGCGTTGTAAACGACATTCGACGGCGCGCTGATAGCGTTTGTCGTCGATCGCCACGCGCACAGCGCAACGCCGGTCGAGCCGTTCATGTTTTTCGTCCCGCCGGCGCCAACCGTGACGTTGCCAGGCGGCAACGAAGGCGGATCGAAGCCCGCGTCATACACGTTGTAGCCGCCAATTCCGTCCGGGACGCCGATACGAAGGCCTCCTGCTGTTGCCGAGGTGGTCAGGCCCGACACGGCCGTCTCGTCAAGATAAACCTGTTGGCTTGTCAGTTCGCTGACATAGAACAGGACGGCGCGCAGATACCGCAGAATGCCCGCATACGGCAGGCGCCCTGAAACCAGACCGCCCGCGATGGATGCGCGCTTGATGTCTACCGCACATAAGCGCGCGCCGGCGTTCGTCGCCGACACCTGTGAGATCCCTTTGGCGACTTCGACCTTGCCCATCGGGCGAAGCCAGACGTTGTTGCCTGCCTTGGCTGTGCGCTGCAACGCAGTCGGAGGGAGATCCGGCGCGGACGGAAAATATCCGCCGTCGAAACTGATCTCGATTTCTTGAAGCGCGTCAGGGCGAGGCATTTAGAGCAGAGTGATTTTGGTCGTGTTGGCGAGAAATCCATTCACCAGGACGAGAATATCGACCGTCCCAGCGCCGCGCAGGCCTTCATTCAGCCGTACGTTGATCTGATCCAGACCCGCGAACTGTGGTTGCGGGCCAGCCCAGACCACCGGGCAATCGCGCCCGCCGATCCGCACCTGAATAACACCATCCGTATCGATTCCCGTACCGAATAAGACCAGGTAGCCGGGATTGCCCGCAGTGCCCATGCTGGCGGGAATGGTGTCGCCGGACGGATTACCCACGGCTCGATAGTTGCGCCCATCATTTGTGACCAGCGCCGCGGCCGCCCCGCTCCCAGCTTGGTTCGTTGTGAAGATGGCCGGGTTCGGCGCGGTCAGTATTGCGCCTTCGCTCCTCTCCCCGTTGGAGTCAACGCTGACACTGACCGTGCCGATTGCCCATTCGGGCATCAGAAAATTGATTTGTAGAGGCGAAACGTAGAATAGGACGGCCGGAACACCGTTCACTACCACCTGCGTCCCTGCGAGACTTGTCGGGAGTGGAAAGCCGGATGCCGCAGCGGTTTCGGAGGTCAGACGAACGCCCGCATTTGCAAACAGGCTAACGATCGCGCCCGGACTCGCTGGCGGATTGAATGACGCCGCGGAGACAGCGGTAAACCCGCTGCTCCCACCAGGACCGCCAGGATTACCGGCGCACATATCGCAAGGTTTTGTATGCGGCGGATTCCCGCTCGTGACCGTCTGGCAACTCGCGCCGGACTTCATCACCTGTTTGATCGTGTACACCGCGGCGAACGCGCAGCCGACAGGCTCAGAGAATGAGATGGCGCTTCCCGGCGCATCGCCGATCTTTACGCCTCCACGATAAATCTCGTAATGGTCAATCAACGAGATCGGATCGCGGTTCAGCCATCGCAGGTTAATGTTCGAGCACGCGCTCGGAAAACCTTGATAAGTCGGAGGCGTGCAGGCGCCTTGCGCAGCGACTTCAGGCGCGTGCGACGAAGGCGCAATCGCCAAGCTGAGAATCAACAGGACAATAGGCCAAAGAATGAATCGGGTTACTATCATTCGTTTTCTCCGGGGCTGGGTTGGCTACGCTCCATCCGGTCAACGTCCGCTTGAAGCGCGAGAATCGCGTCCGCGCGGATTGCAACTTCCCGCCGGAATGTGGCCTCTATCGCCCTGCGCTTTGCCTTCAATCGGAGGATTTGGGCGTTAATCTCACCTATGGCCTTTTCGTGTTCGGCCAGGGCGAGCGCGTCGCGGTCACGTAGGTCATGGATTTGCAGGCGGGAGAGATAGAGCGCTTGCTCCGTCGGTGTGAACAGACCCGTAACTCGTTTGACCCATTCCCAAAATTTCATTGCGGCTTTGCTTCGAGCTTGCGGAGGGCAACCGTCACCAATTTCCCGGTGAGGTCGTCTTCAAGCTGGACTGGAAAATCGCTAACGTTCGACGGCGCAAAGCTGGCCGTTATTGTGAGCGGTCCAGATACCGATTGAATGTCCGCCGGCGTGTTCACCACCGTATTCAACGCCCGCGTGGCTATGACCTGCCCCTTCAGGCAGTAATAGGCGAAGGCGGTAGGCTGAGGACGCAGGAAATCAGCGTAATGCGGCAGACACACCAAGACATTGCCATCAGCGTCGATCACAGCGCCAAGATTGATGCCTTCGAGGATGATCTCCCCCGCCTCACCTGTGATGCTGCCTGCGGCCGTCAATAAATCAGTGCTTTCCCCAGCGCCGTTCAGATTGACGGTGTATTGCTGTTGCAGCCAGGCGCGCCGCTCCGGATCGCGCATCACGTCATTGGCCAGCTCATGAATGGCCGCTTGCACGCACGCGGCTAGATCGAGTTCAGCCACGGCCCATAGACGCGAATCGGGAGAGCCTGCGGTTAAACGGCGTTTGGCGGCTTCAATGAGCTCGGAAAGTGTCATAGGTAACGCAACGCCAGCGCATTGCAGAGAACGTGAAGGCAGTTATCAGCGATGATCAAAAGCCAGACTGAGAGCCATGCCGGAGAGTCCGGCGTGTAGCCTGTCGATGTAGGCTTCGGCGTGTTCCACCTATATCGTTCAAGTATAGGCTTATCGGGGACGTAATTATCCCAGAATGGACAGACCCAGTTTTTCGCCCATACGAGGTAGCGAGCTAGCCGCCAACGATCAATCACGAAGTGCGAGCCAATGATCACGGCAAGAGCGAGCAAGGACGGTCGAAGGAATAGAAACGGAATGGCATAGGTCAGAACGTGAACCAGCGCCGCAACGCTGCGCTTCGTTTTCTCCGTCGCCATCCAGTGAGATTGAAGAATGTAGTCTCCAATCGCATGCGCGAGTATTTGATCAGCAGTAATCATAAAATTGCAACTGCGGGCCGGACTCGATACCGGCTTGCACAGCTAACAGCTTGGCTTCCTATTGCTAGGTCCATGTGTCTTTCAGGGTCACTGAATCCCGTGCAGTACTGGAGCCCCTTATTCCTACGTGTCCTTCCACGTCGCCGCAGTTATAGATTAAGTCGCCGACGGCGAGGCCTGCGCCAAGCCGCTCCATTCAGGAGCGCCAAGCGCGCGAATCTCCTGCAGGTGTCTCAGATATTCGGCCTGACATTGCTGGCCTAACGCTGCGTACATCCCCTCTTTTCCGGCCAACAGCGCCACGGCGCCGCAAATCAGCGCGCGCTCGTGAATGTCGCGGACCGGGATATTGCCGCTGAAATCGGTTGGGCGTTCGAAAAAGCAGATTTCAATCGTCGCGCTGCTGCAGGTAAGTTCGATCTTGTTACCCACAACCGCATACCAAGAAATATTAAGGCCGTTATAGAGCGTGGATTTGAACTGGTTGTAACTGCGTACTCTGTCAGCATCTACAGGTAGGCAGACGTTGCCAGTGCTCCCATCCTTCACTCTGCCGATTACGCCGATGACGGGCTTATTGGTCAACGGGGTCACGGTTGGCAGAGGGTCGCCGCTGTTCACTGTCGCGTTGGTAACGAACAATCCCCGCTCCGGGTGATGCGGCGTTTCGCAAATGGCGTTCACGATCTCCGACAGTGTGGCGACAACGGCGTCTTTAATCGCGGTTTTCGGAAAGTCCGGGCCAATTAAAGTCGCATCGTCCAGCGTCGCGGCGTAATTTGTGTCGGAACTGGCGGCATCAGCGCCTACAACGGCGCCGAGCATCAATGCGACTTCCTGGAAGACTTTGTTAAAGGCGACGCTCACAGCTACCTCAGAGACGAACGCATTGGAACAACATGAATTGAATAAACACAGCCCGACGGCGAACCGCTCGCGCCGGACACCTTCTCCCGGATCCGAATCCGGTCGCCGAAAGGCCCCTGCCGCGCCGAACCCGCCGACATTGATTCCTGCGTCGGCGCGCTGCCCTGATCGAGCGCGGTGATGGTCGTGCCGGTGTGACCAGCCGCCGCTGCGCGCCCCTGCACAGCGAATCGCTGTGCGCCCGTCGTTGAGCCGAGCGTGATGGCCTTGCTCGAAATAAGGTCGTCCCACGTCACGCCACTGTCCCAGGAGTCTTCGATGTAAATGTTGACCGTTCCGGTTGCGGCGCCGGCGTTCGTGACGTTGATCAAGACGAGCAACGAATCGTAGTTTTCCAAGCCTGCAAGGATTTGTTGGCCGACAGCGAGATCGAGCGTCACCGTTCCATTGGCAACGTTCGACGTGCGATTTTTGATAAGAGGAATTACCGGAGGATTGAGCATAGGATTTCAATCGAAGGAGCCGTACCCGCTTCGGAATCCGACGCGGCGGCCAGTTTGGGAACGGACATAGAGCTCGAAGTCGCGCGTGTATCTAGCCTCGTCCATTCTGAGCGAAGCCGCATATTGAAGCCGCTGATTCTGATTCAGCTTTTCTGTATCCTTGTCGCCACCAACCCACCATTTGGCTATCGGGAGCGCAGAGAGCGCGGCGCGCACTTCGATCAGATGATGATGTTCAGGCAGGACGGGAACCGAGCCGAGCGCGGCGCCGCTCGCCCAATCACCAATGGAATACAGAATGCGATATGTCGCGGCGGCTTGAGGAATGGGACGAACGCGCGCGGAGACGTTTGCCCCGTTCTGATCACGAAGAAACGCAATGCCGAACGCTGTGTGATTGCTGCCGTCAACGAAGCCCGCGAACCCGTTGGCGCCGTCGTTCGGCCCCTCGTAAGCCAGGTTAATGTTCTGAACTTCGTAAAATGGGACCGTGCGCTCCCAGTGGCCAGGGTTCGACGGATCTTCTGTGTAAATCAAAAGCGCCTTGCCCCATTGACCCGCGTTCAGCAAGTAGTCGCCCTGACCCGGTGCGACGGCCAGTGGGATTTCGGCTGTTGCCCAGGCCTGAGAGGTATTGTTGAGATGGTTATAGACGGACTGGCAGTGATCAAGAACGAGGCGGAACAGGTGCCGCGCTGATGGAGATTGCGGCAGAGGATCGCCGAGCCTCAATTTGACGTTGCTGATCATTTCCGCCAGGTTCGCCATCTATTTCGCCTTCGGCTTGGGATTTTCCTGAACAGACTGCGCGGCAGGAGATGGAGCCGGTTGCGCCGGCGTGGTCAGCTTGTCCATTATCTGTCCGAACATTTGCGCGAGCATCAGCTGATTCTCTTGAAGCTGCTTCAGTACATCCACAACTTCGACGTTGCGCTCCGTCGCCTGTTTCTCAATCAGATTGCCGACCGTCTGATTCAACTGCGTCTGCAATTGCGTCGCCTTCAGTAACTGTTCATCCGGCTTCGTAATCTCGAGCTGCGCCATCAACTGCTCGGCCACGTCGCTGAATCGATATGTCCAGCCTTCCTTCATCGTTCCCGTGGCAACCAGCGTCTGCTCGAACTTGATTCGATCCATCGCCCATAACCGGAACTGCTCACACGCCGAGAGCATTTCTTCGGCGATGGAGCGGAAATCCGAGCCGTCCTTTGTCTGGCTGTGCGCGGTCAGAATCGCCTCTTCAACGCCTCGCAAAGTCACCGGCAGCTTCGGATATTCCGGGAAGAAGAAGCGCTGGACGCCCCGACCGACGACATCTGTCCACGACCAGTCGCGGAGCGCGGCGATCTCCACGACGCCCTTGCTTTGCCCTTGGTCATTGTTCGCCCAGGTTAGGATCGAGCGAATTTGCTCGCCTGGAAAAGCCTTCACGCCGGGTAAAGTCTCATGCCACCTCGCGCCGGCTTGCGGAAAGCCCTCGAAGGTCTCCGCACCAGCAGGGATCAATTCCGGTGGCAGCCAGACAGCCGCGATTTCGAGCGGCGTGAACATGCAGCGCGGCAACACGCCCTTTGTTCGCAGCAGACACGGCGAATTGATCTCTTCACCGCCGGCCGAGTAGAGCGGGAATACCTTGTTTGCGTTGGCATCGAATTTGACGCCGAAGCCGGTCATCTCGCGCAGTTCGCGTTTACGCCTCGGCGCAATCACGTCACCCGGAAAGAACAGGTAGCGCGTCGCGCTCTTCGATACCGCTTCGTCATCCGTGAAGACGGGCATCGACTCGTCAATGATTGGCGTAGCCAAAACAGCAGTGGCCATTTAATTACTCCTTTGCGCGCGCATTCGTTTGCGCCAGATGCGCGGTTCAATCGGGCTTGGCGAAGCCCAAAGGCCACGCTTCGCCGCTCTGGACTCGCTGTAAGCTTTCAAGTATTCGGCCTTCTCTTCAGCGGTAAGTGACCGACCATAGAGCGGCAGATACCACGCGGCGCCGTTCTTGACTTGCTCAAGACCGGCATCAACGCCGTTGATCTTGATCACAGCCAACGGACGCTTCCAAACAGTGTCACGACCCCGGACTTCGACGGTCACGTCTTTGCCGAGGATTAGTTGAGAAAGTTGCAACTGGGATTGCTGCCAATACGGTTGGCGCGATGCCCGCTCCGGCGCATCAATGCCGATGATGCGGTAGTTTTTGACCTCGACGCGGCCGTTTTTCAGGGTTCGCTCGATGCGGGCGTTGTCACCGTCGTAAACGCGCACGACCCGACCAGTGAACGCGCTTTGCGCGAGCGCTGGCGAGGCCAACAAGATCAGCAATGGAAGAATCAGCCATCTTCTCATCGGTTCACCCCCTGTACGGTGCGTGACGGCATCGGGGCCGGCGTCAGGATCGAGGGATTGAATTGGAACTCTGTCTGCCGCACGTTCGGCGGGCAGGTAAACGTGCCATTCGCAAGATTGTAATAACAGCCCTGCGCCTGCATACCTTGCGCCCACGCCAGATAGAGGAGTAGCCAAGCCATGATGTTCATTAGTTTTGTCCTTTCAGATTTAAGGATTCGCGCCGGGTTGTTGTTCCAGTCCAGCCCGTTGAAACAAAGCAGGCCCCCAATAGTTCTAGTCCTGCCTAATTTTCAAGGAGCAGTCTAGCCCGGCGCGAAATTGAAGATTCATTCGGGGACGATGATGCCGCTTGGCCGTCGCTTGAACTGCTTGCTGGGATAAGCGAATTTATACTTACCCCACGCGAGCGTCTTTGGGTTGTCCTCAAAGGCTCTCCACCCATGTTGAGCCAGCCACGAAGCCCACCCGTCATGATTGATTTGCGCGTTCTCTTCCTTGACTTCCTGCGCTTCCGCGTAGGCTAGTCGCTGAAGCTCATCGAGCGCGTATTCGGGCAACGGTTCGTGCGGCGAGTGCTTGTAAGGATCGGCGTCGCGCAGCGCGATCGCCCTGCGCAGGATGTCCAGATCCTTCTCACCGGGTTCGCGGTAATAGCCCCAACATCGCCGGCGATGATCACGCCAGGCGCGGTCACAGCAGGCGTTGTCAGGATCGTGTTCGGCGATGGTTCTGAGGTAGCCGTACCATCCATCGGCAGGCGGTTCGCCGCGTTTGTCGACGTGCCGACCGATCAGCGGGTCATAGATGTACCGCGTCCTCTGCCAGCTCTCCCAATACTGGCCGGGTTCAAAGCGTTGCTCGAGTATCCAACGCGGAACCGATATATCCACTTCGTCACCATTGGGAAGAGTGACGGTAATAAATCGATACTTCGCCCGATGCTCGCCTTTTGTCGGCTTGCCGAGGGAGTCAAATTCCGTATGAAAAAATTCGCGGGACTGCCAGGCCCAGACCAGCCGCACAATCGGCTTGCCGTCCGACGTGCCGCAGATGCGGTTAAGCTTCTTTTGGAACTTGCGGGCGTTGAAGGTCGGAGGCTCCCAGATTCCGGGAGAGCACCAGCGCAACGGATTATCGTAGAGATGGTGTCTATCCTTCGTGGACAGATGATCAGCGGGAGCAATCATCACAATTCGCCAACGAGTTCAACAATCACCGCGTCGTTACCCAACGCGACCTTGGCTTTCAGCGTGACTGTCACGCCCGCAAGCGTCACGGTCTCCGAAGTCACCAGGAACGACCCGCCGATCGCTTTCACGTTGCGCTTCAGATGTCGACAAAGGTAAGTCGTCGTGTCATCGGCGGCGCCGGTTGCGCCGGTCACGGTTACGAACTCGGACGGGCGCGTGCTGCGGCGGCTTTCGGGGCCGAGATCGCCCCCACCGTATGCGGCAGAGATGGCCATAGAAACACTCCTTGCAAAAAGATGTGGGAGAGATCGAAACCTCTCCCACGATTTACCAGCCAACCAATAAGCAACTAAAAGCGGTCTGATCAGGTAGTTTGGGTAACCACCGAGCTGAGCGCCGCACGTTTAATGAAGCCCATCGAACGCGGCAGTAACGTGCCGGGGTTCGCGCGGCAACCGAGCGCGCGCTGGTAATCGTCGGACCCGGTGTTATTCGAGCCAAGCAGCATGCGCCATTCCTGATTGTCGAGGTTCATCTCACCGAATGCGCGTTCCTCAAACATCTTCATGTTTTCGGCCTGCGCCAGGTAGACGCGGTCGTCGTCCATGTCGGCGTCACGGACGAATACGGTGTCGCCGTCCTCGTACCGTTTCGCCACGCCCTTGACCGTATCACCACCTTCCGCCGAGCGGATGTAGAAGCCGAGGTTGTAACCCTGCTTCCTCAGCACCGAGTGCTGACCGAAGGTGATGAAGCCTTGCAATTTAGCTTCGGCATCTTCGGAGTTGTTCCGCGTGTTGATCGTCGACTTCAGCGTTTCCATCGCGGCCGGCGACAGGACAGCGCCATTCAGATCGAGAACCGGCGCATTCAGGTCCGGAAAGTTGGCCGTGTTTAAGCCCTGCAAAACGCGGTTCTGATCGTTGATGAGCCAGCCTAGTCCCCGCATATACCGGTTATAGCTGCCTACGTCTACGATCGGATCGCCCGAAGTGATCGTACCTGAGGTGACGTTGATCGACGCCGACGTTTTGCCCGGCGTTACCACAGTGAACGTTCCGCGCACCGTGCCGTTCGACGTGTTGATGGCCTGATAGGTGTGCCCCTCTTCGAGCCGGGACGCGCCTTTGGTCTGCCCCGGCGTCGTAGCCGCGGCGGTCGTGCAGTTCATCGTCGCGACGCCAGTGCTATTGATCGTTGACGCGGAATAAGCCAGCGCGCCAGATCCGTCGCCGTAGAACATTTGATTCAGGCGCTTCGTCGCTGATTCCGTATAGAGCTTGAGGATGTTCATCAAACTCTGGACGTTGTTTTTCTGGTCTTTCTGGAAAGCTGAGATTGTGGAACCCTGCCAGATCATCGGCAGCGCGTACCCGGCAGGATAGACAAACATTGATTGGGTCTGCATCGGGACAGCGGCGTTAAAGCTGCTGTTCGACGGAACCCACCCGGTGTGGCCGCCGGGACGCCGCGAATAGTACGGGAGACGGACGCCCTTCTCTGTAATCTCGCGCTTCTCAGTATCCTTCTCGAAAGCGTTGTACCCAGGTGCGTTGTTCTCAAAAAAACTCCGCACCATCATTTCGACATCCTGACGTTTGAGATCAGGCAAGTTATCAAAAGCGACATTACCCATGATTCGTTACTCCTATCCGCCCGCCTGCTGCTTCCATTGCAGCCATTCCGTCGTAAACGGCTTGACGCCAGGAGGAGGCGTCTTTGCGCTGTTCGACGGCAGGCCGCCAGCGCCGACGCTTGGGCGGGCTTGCGCCTCCAGCTTCGATTTCTCCACTTCCCGCAATCCCTGATTGTGACCGGCCAGAGCCTTCGCCACCTTCACGGCAATGCCGTTCATTTTGGCCATCGTCGTTTGATAGAGCCTGTTGACTTCCTTCTGCGCCTGCGCCATCGCCGCGTCGTTGCGGTATCCGGCCAGTTGCGGGTTGCCCGCAATGGCCTCGTATCGCTTCACGAGGTAGGCTTGCTGCGACAGCGCGTTGAGCGCATCGTCAAAGCCCTGATCGAGCGTGACGCCCAAGGACTTCAGCATTCCTTCGGTTGCAAAGCGCAAATTGGGATCAAGCAGATTCGCCAGGGTTGCCATCACGGCGCCGGTTTGCACGGCGTTGATTGTCGGGTCAGCGGAGAATTGAATCTGAGAGGTAAGACCTTTCTGAATGGAATCGAACGCGTCCCGACGAAGCTTCGTCGCGTAATCCTCGAAAGATTTATCCACGCCGTCCCAGAACTGCTTCATTTCAGCCTGTTGACGGGCTTCCTGCTGCTGTCTGTATTCGTCGCGGAACTTGCGAGACTCGAAAGCTTCCTGCTGTGTCTGCAAAAACTCTTCGAGCGTCGCATCGTCCATCTGCTGCGCCTGCAAGCGCAGCGACGGCGACAGGGACTTGTAGACGTCGTGGAATTTTTCGGGAATCCCGGCGAGTTCGTTCGGCGGAACGATTCCGCTACTAATCGCGTTGGAAGGGTTGCGGGTCAGCGCGACATAATCGTCGAGCCGCTTCGGATCGAGGCCCAGGCGCTGGAAGATTTCCTGCGCGAAGGTCGAACCGTCGGCGCGGCGCGTAGACCAGAGATCGTTAAACAACTGTTCGACAAGCGCCGGCGAACCTTCCTGCAACTTCGCAACGAATTGCGAGGTCGAAGGGATGGGCAGGCCGGTTGCCTGGTCGTACCGGATATTTCCGTTCTCGTCTGTCGCGTGCCCGTAAAGACCATTGAGCATCTCAAGGTGTTGCGTGATCTGATCCGTGTCGCCGAAGTCGGCGAGCGGCTGATACTGCGCCCTGAGCGCTTTATGGTCCTGATTCAGTTGGCGCAACTGCTGCCGGAGGTTTAAGACCGCTTGTACATGAGGATTATTCGCCTGCCCCTGAAGATCATCATCATTCTCAGGTATTGACAGTTCGGGAGCCTCAGCCTCCCCGGTCTCCACTGGCGTTGTTGCTGATGGCGCCGTCTCGGTTGAGAGAGCGCCGGAATCCCCCTGGCTGACCGGAGCATCAGCCGCGCCCGTGGAAGCAGGCGCGCTAGCGGTAGGAGTAACGTCGCTAGATACATCCGAAAAGTTATCTTCCATAAAAAGTTACAAAATAGAGCGTTTTAAAAGACTACAAATCGATTGCGGCAAACTTGCTACTTCTTCGGCGGAGGCGGCGGATTCTTCTGCTTTTTGTTTTTCGGCGCGCGCTCCGGTAAGTCTTTGGCCGTCACAGCCCCCGAATCGCTTTCGATAGCTGCCATGCGCCGACGCCGACGACCGCAACAGCGCAGCCAAGCGCGAGCGCCGCGACGCCAATGATTTTCTTTGCCTTCATTGTTTCGCCTCTTGTGTTGGTGGTTGCTGCGGCATCATCGCCGCGCCAGCCGCCTGAACCTGAGCGCCCTGCATCGCAATCGCCGCCTGTTGCTGGCCACTCAGTTGGAACAACTGTTGGACAAGAACCTCGACCGCCGCGCGCAACTCCATAGGCGAATCCAAGCCTTCATCCGTCAGAAGGAAATCCTGGAACCAGATCGCAGCCTCGCGCATCGTCTTCTCCGGCTCCATCGGACTGATCGGCGGTTGAATCGCCATCACCAAGCCGAACGGATCGGCCATCCCCATCTGAAGCGCGGCCTTCATCTGTTCGAGGCGTCTACGGCAAACCTGCGCGGTCACATCGAAATCGTCGAATTCGGTTTTGACGTTCCACAGGCGCGCCAATTCAGCAACGAGCGCCGGAGACTGCTGCAAGGCGGCGAGATAATTCTGAAACCCACCGAACAGGCCCATAAAGAACGCCATCGCGTTGTCACGCTTCGTGACGCTGTTCTGCGGTAGCTCCGATTCTTTGACGACCTCAAACCGCAAATCCGCTTTGAGGTCAACGCCGGAAAGCCAAATACCCTGCTGACGGCCGTATTTGCCCGCGAGCGGGAACCATTGCTTGATCGGAAAATGCCGGCGATATAACTCAACAACCTTCTCCGCGATGGACTGCCTGACCAAACCCTTGATAGCCAGGAGCGGGCCGAAGATACTGTTCGCGTTTGCGTCCGCAATCATTGCCCCGCGCGCGGTGTCGTTACTCTGGTTCATCAGGCCGCCGTTCGTGAAGTCCGTTGCGTGCGAGGTCGTAGCAAAGGCCTGCGTCAAAAAGCTCTGGACGTATTGGACGAACTGGCCCGGCACCGATTGCGGCGTAAGCGGCAACACGGCATCAGCCAGCCTTTTCGTCTCCGGCAATTGGTGCAAATTGACGAAAACGTTCGCTTTCGGATTGCCTAAATATCCCGCCTGGTCATCGTCAATCAACATCTTATCGGCAAGGATGGCAGGCGTCGCAGCGGCGTCCATATAGGCCAATTGCTGAGAGTCCAGTTTGTTTAGCCGCTTCTGGACTTCGACCATATCTTGCCCGCCACGCCCGGCGCCGGACATTAGCTTCATATGCCAGACACCAGAGGCGATGTGATCGGAATGCCGTTCGGCGTAGATACCTAACACCGTGGCCATCCCGTTTAGGCCGACAGCGACAAGGCCTTTGGGGAACAGATCCGTCAGCTTTGCGCCCGCGGGCAACGGCTGGCCGTCCACCGTCTGCTCATCGCCTTTGACATCGATGTCGGCGTAATCGTCCGGCGAAAGCCACATCTCGCACAGGTTGACTTGATCCTGATTGAGGAAGGTATTGCGGCGATGGTTGCCACGGCCGTCCACCGCTTGTCCGCTGTAAGCCAGGGATTGCGCGACGTTGAGGCCAAGATCTGATTCGGACGGATTGCCGGGAATCTTCACGCGGCCCAGCAAGCGCCGGATCGACCCGAGGCTGACGCGCTGCTGATAAATGAACCAGGAGGATTTTTCCGCGCGCTTCGTCAAATCCCAACGGCAGGCAGAGAATGGCAGTTGGTCGAGAACTAGATCGCCGGTCTGGACCGGTTCCTGCCCGATAACAGTCGGAATAGTGTCCGTCGCAGGCGGTTCGACGAGAACGTATTCGCTCCCACAACGCGGACAGAGCGGCTGCATTCCTTCAGCCTGCCCTGGAAACTCATCGGCAACGCCAGCGTGCCCGCAGTCGCCGCAGTAGCCCGCGCCGTCGCCGAGCCGGATCTCCCGATTCTCCGTGATCTCCCGGAACGCAATTGCGCCCTCGACGCTCGCATCGTATCGAAGCCTGGAAAGGTATGTCCCGAACGTCAGCGCAAGCAACGCTTCCTGTTCGTTGAACCACGGATCGAAGAATTCATTCTCGTAATGGTCAACAATGATCGCCCCGGCTTTGCTGGCCATCACCGATTCATCTGTGTCGCGGCCCGGCTTCACCGTAATGTCCGGGTTCGACAGCATCCACTTGGTGATGCAATTCGTCACGTAGAATTGCATCAGGTTTAGCGCGCGCTTTACGCTGTCGTCTTCGCGCTGGGGCCGGATCGTGAGCCAACCGCCCGTCCACGGGTTACGCTCGAGAATCTGATCGCCCTGAATGAACCTACCAACCAGTTCGCCGGCGAGGATCATTTCCCGCCAAATGGCTTGCTCAAGATTCCAAAAGTGTTTGAAGCGTTCCTTGAGCGCGTCAGCGAGATAATGAGATTGGCCTTTGCTCTCTTGCAGCGAGAGCAAAGGATTTAAAGGCGCAAAGTTCTGACCAGGACGGACAGGAATGATGGAGGAGTAGTCGGTCATTAAAGATCAACGCCTACGCCGCTACGCCCTCAGGTCGCCAGTTCTTGCCGCCGTAACGCTCGCGGTCTCTTGTTACACTGACCTTTAGAGCCTGCAACGCTTCTTCGACGGTTGAGGCGGGACAGGTCAAACCGAAGGTCGCATCTTGCCCGCAGTCCCAACTGTTTTCACCCTTGCCCGGTGTTGGAATGCCGCGCTCACATTCGATAAGGGCGCGTCGCATTTTGAACGGCCACGGCTTGCGCGGGCGCGTCCATACAGCTTCAACGATCTTCACCTTGACCGGATAATCACTTTCGGGCATTGAGACGCTGGCCATCTGCTCTTGCAATACGGCCTCACTGTATTTCGACCTGCCCCAAACTAGGTCGGACACGAAGCAAGACCATTCCCAGCCTTTCCAGCCTGCACAGTCCCGACAATCATTGCCGGCATGATGAAGCCCGATCTGGAAATGATCCTCAAAATAAGTAATGCCGGTTTCGTGCGCCCAGGAGTGGCGCGAATAGCTATATTTCTTTGGTAGGAGATTTTCGAGCGTAATCCAGAAGTGAGCCAATCCGAAATGCAGTCTCAACTGAGCGTCGCGCTGCGAATCGCCGTCGAATAGACCAATCGAAAAACCCAGCCACCAACGCGGATCGAAGTTCCATGAAAAACAAACCTGCCGGTTGCGCTTGCCGTAGCCGTCGCGGGCTTCATTCCACTTCCGGTGAAACCAGGCTCGCCCGTGAATCCATCCTGGCCCCTGCGTTCCGTCCTTCTTATCGTTTAGGTTTTGCCAATGAAAACGTTTGCGAATCCATTGCTTCAACGACCAGTCGCGGAACAGAAGCGCAAGAGGAACAACAGACATCCACAGCGCTGGCGTAATCCAAAAGGCGACCGCATCGGTTCCGTGATCCTCTTTAGACTCCCAAGCGCCACCGTTCGACAACACGCGCTTTGCGGCGGCCATCGCGCTTCGCTTGAAAAAGAAAGCGTAAGCTTTTTGCGTAGCAGAGCCTCTTTCGGCTTGCAGCAACAGGTAAATTTTCATAGATCAATTCCAAACGGTTCATTCGGCGTCACCATCTCGCCACGCCGTCTTCGTTCAAACATCGCATCCGCATCCTGCCGCGAATGCCCGGCCTCTGCCGCGGCTTCCCGGTACGCGTCCCGTATGGCTTCCTCAAGCGCGGTATACTCAACGCCTCGCGGCATCACTGGAATATTCACTGGCTTATCAGGTCGCTCTTTCGGTAAGGCGTAGCATCCGGCGGCAGTCAGGGCGCGGTTAAGTAGTTCATTTTCGCGCGTGCGGTTGCGCTCGCGTTCGGCGTGCAACGCGCGTTCGAGTTCGGTTGCGCGACTCTCAGCCCTTTTCAGTTGCTTGAGAATACGCGCCATCTCGCGGCGTGAAACCCACATCACTGCAACATCTGGTTGCGGTCTTTGGTGTTGGCGGCCTGCGTGAGACCGACAAGGCCATCAACGGTCGTCAACGGGTTGATGTCGGCGTCGTTCAGTTCACCGCTCGCGGCGCCAAAATCGATGGCGCGCTGGAAGCGATGCTTGTTCGGGAGTTGATCCGCGTGCGCCGCGGCGTTGGTGATTAGATCGCGAACGCCGGTCACAGTGTCAGCCGCCACGACGCCAGCATCCGTCAGGTAGCCTTCTTCGGCGGCCGCGCGGAGATTCGCGCCGACCTCGCGGGAAAGATTTAGCTGGTCTGCATGTAAAACTACAGCCATGATGTTTTCTCCTTGTTAGAGTGGAATTGCGGGAATATCGAGCCGCGATGCGGCTATTTCTTCGCTGTCGCCGCCTTCGCCTTCGATGTCGTCTTCGGCTTCGCCTTTGACTTCGCTTTCGGCGCTGGCGCGACTTCGACCAATGGCGCAGGCTCATCCACCTGAGGCGGTGGATTCAGGATTGCGAAAACGGCTTCGTCAAAGGCATCTTCGCGCGTGCCCGTCTTGGCCACGCTCTGAGCCTTGTAGGCGAGCCGTGATTGATGATTGGGCGCACAGGCCCGGAAATCGGGATCGTCAGCGGGTTTTACTTGCGCCCAGGCCTGAGCGGCAATTCTTCGAGCTTCTGAATCGAGCATGATGGTTTCTCCTTAATCAAAATCGTCGGGGCCAGCGCCCAATCATTCCACCGAATACCCAAGGCGCGAGAGGCCCCAACTGGATTTGGCGCACTTCACAAAAATTCCAAATTGCAGAGCAGATTGCGCGAAGCATTAACTTATAAGCCTACCGAATTCATCGAAGCGTTGGACGCTGGATTTCACTTTCTTTCGCGCCTCTTGCTTTGCGAGCACATATGCAAGTTCAGCCTCAGGCGTCAGGCCTTGCCCTTGCGGCGCCGTCTCACGTAACGATTCGTAGCGGAGAGGTTCGGGGATAGCTGCCTCAATCTGCTCGTTCCTGTTCAAAGGCGCGGCGTGTAAGGCGAATTGCGCGAGGACGCCCCGGGATGAATCAACAGCGTCATCGTCAATCTTGTTTTGCCCGGTGTGAAACTGGGAATAGAGCGGGATTTCAAAGCGCAGTCGCGCAAACCCGCTGGAATCCTTGGCGCCTCTTACTCGCAACTGTCCATACGCATCGCAGTAGAGTTCACCCTGCCCATCAGGAACTACGAGGATAAACCGCGTGTAACCCATCACCGGCTCGCCTGCCTTCGGGTGTCCAGGCGGATAGATGCGGAACGGGTGTGGACGCTTCGGATTTACATCCATCAGGTTCTGCATCGCCGGTACGCCGCTCCCGCGTTGCGCTTTCCATTTACGGAAAAACACCTGCTCGCCTTTGGGCAGATCAAGAATGAAGGCGTTAAGCGCGGCGCTCGCTTCGTGCGACATCACGGAGAGCTTTATTTGCCCATCCAGGATGTTATTCATTGCGCGCCAGGCTCGAATCGCCCGCGCAACACCTCCAGGGCTGACGACCTCTGCAATCTCCGTCGCGTTATAGGGGAAATGCGGCAGGACAACTTCGCCGATACCGAGAACGACATCATCGAAAGGATATCGCTGATCGGGCCGGGTCCATGCCGTATATGCCGAGGGATGGGCGCGTGTTGTATTACCTGTAATGGTAATCTGCCCATTGTGCCGAGCAATCACCGCGCCCTCTTTAACGCTCGGACACCAAACGTTATGCAATCCCGGCAATGATGTAATTTCAGGTTTTTGCAACGTCCTATGACGCAACAAGGGCACTCGATTGGACTTGCCCCACTGACTTTGATGCTCTCGCTCAAGGCCAAGCCGAATGCCGGAGAGAGTAGCCAGAATCTGAAACGCGTCCATTACTGGGCCGCGCTTCTGACAGAAGACCGCCTTGCGCAATGTCCCATTATTCGTCCCTTCCGCAGCGAGCATCGCGTTTAACATCGCCTCGCGCGCAGCGCCTGATAAGCGAGTAACCAAAGCGGGCAAGCTTTCTTTACCTTTGTAACCAGTCGCTTCACACAGACGGGCCATTGACTCAACGCCTAAATAAAACAAGCGAGTCCCGTTTGCGCTTGGCTTCAACTCTTTCCATCTCAGCCCTGACGCCTCTAAATCGGCAATCACAGCATCGGGATAATTCTTTTGACACAGAATACCCGCTTTATCCTGCTCCCATCCGTCAGTAACCAGCCAGCCCAGAACCGCAGCCATCGCGGGCGAACACTGAATAACGGGCTCTTCATAGCAATTCGCCGCCAGGACCAGAACAGTTTGCGCATGGTTAAAACTGATCTCGTTTAAGTTTTGACGCTTGTAAGTATCGCGCGTCATCCGTTCACGCTTTTTTCTCTTTACAATCCAAGCGTGATCCGGGGTACAAACAAAACGGAACGACTTGCGACGCATCTCAACCAACGGCTGATCATTCTTGTAAACCTTCTTCAATAAAGGCGACCAGACAATCTCACGTTTATTTTCCCAATCGTATGCCGCGACTTCTTCGCCTTCGATCAGTTGATCGTGCGTTTTCCAACCTTCCCTAGTCAGTATTTCGGTATCAAGAGTCAAGCAACCCCAGTCTAACCCGTCCGCTACTTCCCACCGCTCAGGCCAGCGGATGCGGCCGTTGACGATCTGCAGATCGGCCCCCGCTCGCTTGAAGCCCGCGGCGACTTCCGACACTGTGCAGACGTGATAAATCTCGTCATAGCCCAGGAAGTCATTCCCTTCATCAATCAACGCAACATTGTGTTGGCACTCGCGTTCAAAGCCGAATTTACCGAAGCGCGCCAGAAGCCGTTCGCAATGCTTGAGGTCTACCGCCGGGTCAACCGTCTCACCGGCTACAATCCGCCATCGGTAACTGCCGTCTTCCAGGTATTCCTTTTCGGCGTCGTACCATTTCAGCAGCGGATTCGGGCCGTCGAAGATCCGATCGGTCAGAATGTCCGCCCGCTGGTCAAGAACCTGCGCGCAGATCGAATCTCTGTGAATCAGATTCTGCGGGAAGATGACGTTGGCGATTTCGGCGCCCGCCGGCAGGATATCGTTACGCAGGATTTCAAGTTTCTTCTGCGTCAGTTCGCGGGAATCCTTCAGCGTGTCGATGTCGTCCATCACCAAGAGGTCCGGGCGTTCATTCTCTTCGGATTTGAAGCCGCGAGAACTGCCGAGCAGCCAGATCGCTTCGACCACCGCGCCGTCCGCCGTCACGAGTCGCTGCCGGGACCAGTTTGTGAGGGCGTTGCGCGTTTTCTCAGCTCGCGGTCGCAACTGCGGGTAGTCGCGAAGCACCGCCTCTGTTTCGAGCCGCCGCTTGATCCCCGCCAGGTGCTTTTCAGCCTGATTTTCCGTGCCGCTCAAATACAGCACGTAGCGGATGCGCCGGCGCGCGAGGAGGTAAACAATCAAAGATTCGGCGTTTGTCGACTTGCCTAAGCCGCGCGGGTCGCAGATGACGTATGGCCGCCGTTGGACGCCAGGCTCGAGCGCATCACCCCATTCCCAGAACTTGGTTTGGCTTACCGTGAACGGGCGCGAGAAATCGCGCGGGAAGTAGCGGCGGAGCCAGCTTTGCCAGCCTTCGGATTCAATCTCCGCCGGGTCACGCATTAACCGGCTGAACGATTGCGCCGATGCGTTAATGTCAATGGCCAGCGCAAGGCTTAGCTGATCCATTGCGCGGCCTGTGGAGTGTGGGCGCGCATCCATTCGAGAGCGTTCGGACGATCGAGGGCCAGTTCATCCATAACACGCTGCAATTGCGTTTCAGCCCACTCGCGCCGATTCTTCAGGTCAGTCTCGTTCTCTTTCGGCTGCTGTTTCAACCCGTGCAGATCGGCGAGGACGCGGGCGGCGCCTTGCGCGTCGTGCAATTCGAGTTCGGTCGTGACAATGCGCTCCGTAACACCGTCGTCATGTGTCACTTCGCGGCTATTCGTCTTGATCTTTTTGACCAGCCGGGACACGCCGCGTTGCTGCGCAGCTACCAAATCGAGACTGCCATCCGGTTTGAAGCAGTCAGCCAAGTCGGCCAGGTCAGCGCGCAGATGATCACCGAGCAGGAAAAGAACTTCATCGGCTGTCGCGGCCATGCCGTCGAGTCGCGCGCGCACGCGCGAGGCAATCTCAGGTTTTCTCAGGTTTTCATAGGCTACCTGGGCCAGCGTATGATCGGTTCCCTTATAGCCAGCATCACGCGCAGCTGCTGTGCCGTTACCGCCGTTCGTAAAATAGTGATCAACGAAAGCGTCCTGCTTCAGTGTAGGTTTACGAGCGGGCTTTTTCTTTGCAGTTTTCTTTGCGGGCTTACGTCCGCTCTTACGTCCATTTATCGCGCTCATACCCTCTGAATCTCTCCCCCGATCCACCCACGGCCAACAACGACTTCCCGCGCGTCGCTGAACAGGCAGTCATCGTCAATTGCGGCCTGTCGCTCAGGTAACGAGACCGATCGGCCCGACGGATCCTCGAGATATGCCTTTTCGACTTGCCGCCACTGAGACGGGATCGAATAGCTGACGTCGCTGTTGAGGTCGTAAAGCCGGAGCGCGCCGGTTTCACCGTCCGGGCGCACGTCGTAACCTTCAGCGACTTTGGCCAGCAAGGGAGACTCCTGGATCAATCGCTTGTAACGGACAGCGAGATTGAACCACTGCGGCGCTACCTGGTAACGGTAGCCCGCAGCGGAGATGACGATGCAAATAAAAACGCGGCTCTTGGTTTGGCCGCGCCATCGGTGAGAACGAGTTTTTTTAGACACAAATACAGCGAGGATTATTAGACAGGCTCAACCTCAAAGTAGAGGGAGCAAAAGGATTGTTCACGTTCAACGCCTTACGGCATCACAGGAATAATTACAACGCTCGTGAAATCCTTGCGTGTTTAAGGATAGAGTGCTCAACGCCTTATGGCATCTGACCGCCGCCGTTGCTGCCCCTGCAGCATGCTTCAAAGCCAATAAGAGGTTTTCCCAATATATTCAAGCTTGCACAAAGAACCGTAGCGGCGGTCAGAAATCGTTGTCAATCCTTCGCCTGCGCACCACGCCGCACAGCGATCAGATCGAGTAAATTTTTGCCGAGTTGCCCGAACAGCAGCGCGCCAATCAATCCCAGCAACCACGCGCCTGCGGTGACGTAGGTTTCGATCTTAGCGAGGCGCACTTCGATATTCAGCTTCAAGGCGTCGTGCGCCTTACTCAAATCTTCCACCTGATGCTCGACGCGTTGGATGTCGCGGATCTCTGAGCGATCGGTTTGCGTTTGCGCGACGGCCTGAACGCCGGCGAATAGCGCAAAAGCCAGCGTAAGCGCCAGCAATGTGATTTCAAGTTTACGGATTCGCAATAACGCCATGTTCGGCTCGTGTAAAACGCCTTGCATAAATCCACCCGTGGGGGATGGTTTCGAATTTCAACGTTCGGCAGTTGGAAGAAAAAGATCTACATAAATCCTCTCTGGTAAAGGTTATTTTCGTGATTCGAAAGAACTATTTAGTCGGATGTTACCAAATGGTTTGCAAATTGCAAAGAGAAAGTTGGCAAAGGCGGGTAAAAATAAGGCACTGGTCACGGCCAGCGCCTCCGATCTACAGGATTGCGTGGCTACGGCGTGGGCGTTGGCGAAGGAGACGTTGACGGAGCGGGAGCCAAAGCATCCTGGACTGAGTGGAACTTCTCCAATTCGCGCATCGTCCGAATATTGGTCTGCCGTTCAAGCCAGAAAGAATGACCGATAGCCGCAATCAAAAATAGTATCAATAGTATCGATACTAACCTTGATAAAATCGAGGGAGACGGCGATCGTTTGACAAGTTTCATAGCCAATATTTGGAGAAAAGGAGGCGAAGATGCGTCTTCGCCTCCTTTGTTGATTACATTCTTTCCCGCCTGGTCAAGACCAGCGCCTTCAGCCTATAGGACTGCGTGGCTACGGCGTTGGCGAAGGGGACGTTGACGTAATTTCCCGCAGGTCTTTAAGTCCCAAATACAAGCGAGCATAGGTACTCCAATCCGTGACCTCGTAAGGCTGATCCGGCGCAACGCGGCGTGCGTGCATCACAAGCTTGCCGCAAAAGCCTATATCAGGCTTAGCCTTTTTCCATACTGCAACCATCTTATTGTCGCCATAATCATATAGTTCGCGAAATTCCCACTCGCCGTTGGCCAACGCCTCGCAGAGCGCCGGTTTTATCTCGATTATATCTGGTTGGTCACGATCCGAACCTTCCGTCTCATTAAGTTCCTTCCAAACCGGGCGACCCCATTGAGCCTTCTTCCACAGTCCTAAATCACACTGACCGTCTTTTGACGAGGCACGTAATTTTTCAAAGGCTGTTTCCAGCGTGCGATCACGCCCAGGATCGGTGATTACTGACTTACAGCCAGCCTTACGATCACAAACGCGCATAGGAACGTTTAACGGGTCCGCATCGGATAGGACGAACTCTCTCCATTTGTCGTTGGATATTGTCAGAAACCTCCAAATAACAGGAGTTAAAATCAATAATACGATGATCATGATCATCCATTTTCGAATCATAGAAGAAAACTCCTTAGTTGGTGACGGGTACAAAAGGACTTTATTACCGGCTTGTACCCGTCACCGCTTTATCAATATACCAACTCACTCAATGCCGTCGCCTTCTTACAGGCAGAATGATTTTCTTTTTGTCATAGTCGTTCCGACGCGCTTTTTCATTCTCCCACATATCCTCCTTGCTTTCTTTAGGAGAACCGATGTTTAACCATAAGAAATAGTTATACAATCGATTTTCCATGTCTCGCCTGCGTGAATACAGAAATGCCCAGTTGAAGCCTTGTGAATTCGAAAATAAATCTTCGGGGCTAAAAGCGCTTGCGCCGAAGCCGATCGTGGCATTGTGGTAGTTAATATCGTCTTGATTCGATTTCGCGATTATCTCTAAGGCCTCAGGAGACAATTGATCGGTCAAGTAATCCCATATCGCTTTTCTGACATTAGTTTTCACCTTCGCGAGTCCTTGAACCACCTCTACGCCCAGCCCCAACATAGCAGTTTCAAGCGCGCCGTCTCCTACAGATGTCCCCGTTATTATGGAACCAGATCCCTCTGCGGTGTTAGCAGCCGCAGCGAAAAAGTGGTTAAGGTCTATCGTCCGGCCCAGCGTACGCGAGTACGCATATCCTTCGTGCGAAGCAAAATGGTCAGCGAGCGCCCGTAAAATTTTAGCATTGCGATCACCTCGCACCATAATTGGCACGCCATTGATCACATGCTGTACTTCCCGTCGCAAATCTCTTTCGGTCCGATATCTGTTGCGCAACGGCTTCATCCCATCAGGATCAACATGCGATGTGGGCTGATTGCGCACATAGGAATAGCGATTCCATCCCTGCGGCCTACCAATCTGCGACGCTGCGTCCAGCGGATCGACGCTGACGAATCGCCCGATGATGTTGTTATAGTACCGTGCGCCAAAATAATCCAGCCCGGTTTCTCCGTCGTGATACTGCCCGGTGAAACCCTTGCTTGAAATCGAAGCCACCGGGTAGCCGCGGTTTATTGTGCGCACACCGACGCCCGAAAGCAGTTCTTCCCCAAACGGCAGATAATCGTGCCGCTGCATACCGGCGCCGCCGCTCAAATCGCCCCACCAGTCGACGAACATCCGGGGCGTACCGAGCACGTCGTTCACTACCCACTTAATGTTCTCAGCGAATTCCGCGTAAATAAGCAACTGACCGTCTTTGTAACCGTACTCCTTGCGCGGCGCGGTCGCCACGGTGTTGTAATTGTACTCGGCCAGCAGTTCACCGCCGATGCCGTAGATATACCAGGTCTCGGCTGATGCTGTGCGCTTGCGGGCGCGCTTGCCGATCGTGTCGTAGACGTAATCCACCTGGCCGCCATCGTACGATCGTGTCAGCCGACTGTGCCCATCGAATTGCCGGTTGGCCGATCCGCCCGTCGTCGTGTAACTGTCATAGATCATGTTTCCGGCGTTATCATAGGTGATCGTTCCGGTCTGACCGGACGGCACGGCGACGCGGTTGTTGGTTTTGTTGATGTCGACCGCCTTCTTGTTGATCGATCCAGTGCTGTTCGTGGCGTCAATCCGGCGATTGCCGAATTTATCGTACAGGTAGATCTGCTTGAAGGCCTGGGTGTTTGAATAGGCGCCGCTGATCCAGGTTTCGGAGAACTCTTGGACGTATTCAAGACGATTGAACGCGTCGTAATTGTAATACTGAGTGGCCATCACCCAATCGGACACGGCGTTGTCGAGCGGAATGAAGTGCTCGGCGCGCCAAAGATTGCCATTGTTGTTTGTGCCGCCGTCGCCCCAGGCGTAATTGCTCGCGTAGTAATAGCGCAAAGCGCCTCGGTTCCAGCCCCACTCATCCGTCGAGCTCGTGCCCAACCGAATGTCATAGTTCTGAAGCCGGTTGTTGTAATGACGGTTCAGATAGAGCGCCGTGTTTGTCGGCCATGATTCGCGCAACGGCTGCCCGGCTGGGTTGTAGGTAATGGCCGTGATGTAATTGCTTTGACTGCCGTTGAGGTTCCCGTTCATCGTGGCGACGCGGCCCGCCTGGTCAAACGTCGTGTTCACCGTGCGGCCTGACGGGTACTTGACCTGCGTAACCTGTCCCGCCAGATTGTAGGTCTGCTCGACGGCATAGGACCGTTGATACACGCCCGAGGTGTTCGAGAGCGATGTGGTCTGTTTCTTCACCCGACCGAATGGGTCGTAAGTATCAACCACCAGCTTGCTATAAGCCGGGCCGTCGCCGGGAATCGAACTGAAATTCTCGGCGTAATCCAAGCGTCCTTTACCGTACGCTAGACCGGGACGGTCATAGTGATACGCTACAGGAAGATCGGATGAGCTATCATCCCCGTAGCCGAGAAGGCGGTTGATGTCGTCATAGCCAAAGTAGGTCACGACGCTGCGCGGGTCCGTCTTCGTAAGGACATTGCCGTTCTCGTCGTACGTGATGGTGTTTGACCAGGAATTATTACCACTCACGGCATCGGTGATCGAGTGCGGCGCCGATTGCTCAGGCACTCTGGTTGCCTTTAATCGCCCGAGCCCGTCATAAAGCCAGTAGCGATTCTGCGTGTCTGCGCCGTCCACCTGCGTAGACTTCACCAGCTTGTCAAAAACGTTGTAGACATAAGTGGTTGTCGTTTCCGCCGCGCCGCCGGGGTCTGATACCGCAGACGTTGCGCGCCCTAGACCGTCCGCAACAATTTTGTTCTTTTTTGACGCCGGGTCTTGAACCGTCGTAGCGTTCCCGCTGTAAGTGACCGTGCTGGTGGCGCCGTCTGGTGTCTCGGTTGAGATTACGCGCCCCAAACCGTCGAAGCTGATCGTCGTCCATGTTCCGCTCGGTGTGCTCGCAGTGTCGTAGTTCGTGGAACGGTATGGGTTGGACGTTCGATAGGCGCGCCCTAGGCCGTCATATTCGGTGTCGACGATGCTCCAATTGCTGCTGCCTTCGCTCTTCGCTGCTCGAATTGTACGGCCGAGGCCGTCCCATTTGCTTGCCGATTTCAGATTCTTGTCGTCACTGGCGGTCTGGTCTGTCTCAACGATCAGCTTTCGGTTAGCGTCGTCATGTGTGTAGAAAATCTGCATCTGCGCCGGCAATCCGACCGCGCTGATTTGTTTGGTAACGCGATCAAGAGCATCAGCATAATAGGTGCTGATTACCACGCCATTCGCGTCCTGAGCGTCCACAGTCTGGCCAAGATAATAATCGAACTGCTTGAACGATTCGTGACCGACGGCATTAGTGGCCTTCGTCGGGAAAGCAAAGGTATGTTGGCCGGAAGCTAATTCTGAAGGCTGCGTATGCGTTGTCGCGTCCCCATTTGGACCGCCGAAGTTGTCGGTAAAGTCGAAATCCGTCACTTTCCCGCGCGGATCTACGAGCTTGACGAGGTTGCCGGCGATGTCGAATTGCGAGCTTGTGACAACCGTGGAACCGCCGACAACGATGTGGCGAGTAACGGACGTGGCATTGCCGCGCTTCTGATAGCTCGTCGTAAAGCTTGAGTCAAATTGGACGATTCCAGAGCGATCCACGAGACCATACATACTGTAATTGTCATAGTCGAAGACCGTGCGCGCCCGCTCCGTGCCGCCGGCATCGTAGACAGACACCTGCACAGGCAAATTGCGGATGTGGATGCTGGTGTCGGTCGCATAATTGACGCTACTCTGATTAGGATTGGTGGTCAGATAAGTCGTTGCGGTACGGCGCAACAATGAACCAGGTGAGCCGGAGCCCCAATCGAATTCGTCCTTCTGAATAATGTTATTGTAAGCGTCGCTTGAATATGTGTACTCCTCTTTCGTGACCAAGTTCGGGCTGACATCGTGCAATGTGGTGGTCACCCGAACGAGGCGCGGGTCAAAACTCGCCGTTCGCGTGCCCCAAGTGTAAGTGACGCGCGGCTCCCAGTCGTTGTCCATAGTACGCAGAAGTGTGGAGGATCCGGAATAGAACTCAACTTTATCCTCCAGATTGTCACTCCAAGTGGAATAGCCGACCGGGTCATTCGCAAAAGTTATGTTGGCGGTGGGATCACCGAAGAAATAATGCTTCTCGCTGGCGATGACCGTCGTCGTTCCGGGTTGCAGGCGCTCGACCACAGTCGGAGAACTTGCGCCACTGCGGCTATAACTCGTTTCCTCTACTGGTGTTGTTGCGCTGGTACTGGTGTATGCGCGACGCTTGGATATGCGGCGGTGAATACCGGCCGATCCTGGCATCGCGCCGGATGACGTTGCCCCATAGCCAGCTTCCCAGTCGTATTCAATCCTTCCGCCTGTGGGCAGGTCGACGCGCGCAAGTTCTCCATAATTGTTATACCAAAGGCGGTATTCGTGAGTCTGACCCGTGTCGGCAGGAAATGTGATGCTAGTCGGGCCACCTGCCCCAATGTCTTGATTCGGATATTGCAGCGCACTGATTTGTGGGAAAGCGGTGCTATAAGTGAAGGGCGAAAAGTCCGGGCGCAGCCAGGTCGACCCCAGAGAAATCGTGACCGATCGACTCGCGCCCTGATAGCCTTTCCAACTGACCGTGGTCGTGCTGCCGCTGACCGAGACGGTGTAGACGCGGTTTAGCGCGTCTGTAATTTGCGTAAGCTGGTCGCCGCTATATTGAAAGGTGATCTTATTACCATTCCGGTCACGAATGGACTCTACGTTACCAGCAACTATGCGGTAGCGTGTTCCATCCTTCATCATCAGATTGCCCGTTGGTCTTCCAATGGAATAAGAGGCAAAATCAGAAATCGCCGAGTCGCTGACAAAAGTCATCGCGGATCCATCCGTGGAATACCAAGTGTTTCCGCGCGAAAACCCGGTGGTGCAGCTACCGTTCGTCCCTTTAGGTTGCCCGTTATAGATCGCGTCAACGAATTGCGTCTCCGACCCATCCGCGCTGAAGAAAGAGAGGCGCGTCAGCATCGTGTCAAAAGCACTGTCGGCCCCCTGACACCCTTGTATATCTTGGCCTGCATGGCGCGAAAGCATATAGCCCGGCGTGATGGACGTATTCCGCCCAGTCCAGTTCGTGTCATCTAAGTAATAACGATAATCGTAAATGCAGTCTGGCGCGCAATTGACGACATATTGCTCTCTGTCAACCGTCCAGCGCTTCTCAATGTTCTGATACAGAGTGACGCCAGCGGCGCCGCGGCCGCCTATTGTCAAAACCGGCAGGCTGAAATGGAGCGAGCCGGTAGCCAGGTTGATGCGTTCAAAACCTGAAAGCGGCAGCCCTCCGGGCGCGTCTCCCCGGCTTAATCCTGAAGGCGTGTACCCATCATACGGTTTCTGCATTTGAGCCGTCGCAACGAACGGCAACAAAGCGCACAACAACAATGCAATGATTGGAGATTGTCGTTTCATAGTTTCCTTTCCTGATTGTGGATCACCTACTTTTAGGCTACAAACGAAATCCAAAAAAAAGAGACAGGCGCAACGCCGTCCCTTACCTGAAATCTATCGGGGGCATTTGATAGACCCCGTAACGGCGCGCTTCATACGCATAGGCATCTGTTCCACCCGCCGCTAAGAGTTCCGAGCCTCGCCCGAGCGTCACTTCGCATACCAACTCCACAAATGTTCGCGCTCGTTCGCTGTCGTCAAAGGGCACATCCAGCCGCTTCGCGTGCGCTTCCCTGGTAAGCGCGGCTTTGGCGATCTCCTGCTGTAGCGATTTTGGGAAAAAAGTGAATAGGCGCTTGGCGTCGTCGATCGAGAGCGCGCCAGCGCCAACGACGAGCTTTTTCCGGGGCTTGATTTCGGAGGTCATGCTGGCTGGTTTTCTTCTTGGCATCGTGAGTTCCCAAGGTTAAAACCGCCGCGACAGGGGAGGATAGTCTTCTCTGTCCCAGCGGTTTGTGGAGGTAGTATCGACCGGCGCGGACTGTAAACCAGATAGTTACAATTTGCAAAACAATTTTGCGCTACGGTCAAGGTTTTAATGTTCGGCGCGCGGGGAAGGGGAGGCCACCTAGACAGGGCCGGCGTCGATTTCGGCCATTTTTGCCCCCGCCTCGACCATCACGTCAAAGGCCGCTTCCGCGATCGCCATTAATTCCGCCGCCTTCGCCCGCACAAACTCTGGGTTATCGGCGTTTGCCAACAAGTCTGAGGCGATGAGCGCCAGATCGAACGCCGCCATCGGATTTGAGTTTCGCTCTGGTAAAACTGATTGCTCCCCTGAGCGCGCTTTTGAGTTTTTCGGCATCTTGATACCTCCGTTTCATATCTTCCCATGTTTCGAGCTTGAGCAGACCGTAATACTCATACAGCCACTCGCCTTTGGTCTTGCGCTTGTACTCGCACACCCAACCGCCGCCTTTGCGATTCCAATAAGTGTTCGGGAAAACCTGCGGCGGTTTCTCCAACTCTTCGACCTTCGGCTCAAACTTTTGAGTTTGAGTCTCAAACTGTTGTGTTTGAGCAACGCCGACGTTTTGAGTTTGAGTCTCAAACTGTTTAGGTGTTTGAGACTCAAACTGTATATGCTGCGGTTGAACGACTTGCAACGGCTCAAACTGTTGAGATTGAGACTCGAACGCCGGTGTTCGAGTCTCAGCTTGCGAGTTTGAGCCGCGCTCCGGTTTCCTTACTTCAGCCGCCGCAGCCTCAACCGGCGCGGCTGTGACGGCGGTTATTTTCCCACTTCGGTGGGCCACTTTACTGGCTGCTGCAAATGATCAGCAATTCCATCGCCGTTTACATCCCACTCCCACAGCAGCGCGCAGACGCCAAAGGCGACGATGGACGCGAGCAATTCAGCCGCCGCGAAGCCGATCAGCCACCAATACCACTTGTTCAGCACCTGATCGAGCGTCACGACCGGGCCGGAGTCGACCGGCTTAGGGACTTCGGGAATAACAGCGCTGACCGCTGAGGCCGGAGCGGCCGGACGCACAGCGCGCGGAACAACAGCGCCAAGACGGCGCGCCGAATCGTTGCGAACTGCTTCAGCCTGCAATTGTCGGGCGTTAGCCTGCGTCAAGTCGCGCTGAGCTTCGATCAACTTTAAGCTGTCCTCAACGGCGGCCCTACGCCGGGATTCGGCGCGATCTTCTTCCGTGTGCTTTTGTTCGGTCGCCTGGTGAACCGCCGACACCTCGCGCGCCAGTACCCAATGGCAGACCAGATTCGCGGCCATCACCAGGCACAGGAACAGGTGCGCAAGCAGGCAGTAGCGCCGAACGTGCGGCATCGCATAGCCACTGGCGACAGCGAAGCATCCAGCGATGCCAATGGTGATGACCACCATCCCGGTCGCCAGCCAGGTTGATTCGGGGAAAACTTTGTGATTGGCACAGGCGAGCAGGCAACCGGGAATCAGGACGGCGAATAACATCCCGGCGACCTTGCCCCAAACGAAACTTTTGAACATAGTGTCCCTCCAAGATCAAGGATCAAAAGGGACGGTGGGAAGCGCAAACGGTTGATTTCTTGGTTAGCAACAGTAGAATCATCGCGCCTGCACGTCCACGCCGTCTAAGGTTACGTGGTTTATCGGTTCGGCAGCCCTTTAACCTGCCGGATCGAAGTGCAGGCGAATGATAATCCAACATTCTGTAACCTGCAAATAGACTACAGATCGTTCCATAAAACGGCCTGTGCGGCTTTAACATCAGGTTCCCGATAAAACTGAGACTGGCGCAGGTTCGCAAGATGATTGACCCACCAAGACACATTGCACCGCCATTTTCCGCACGCGACGCGCACACCGGCCTTTTCTTTGTTCTTCCACGTGCAATTGAGAATCGGCGCGGATGAATCGGTCGAGAGTCGCAAGCCGTGCTCATCGCACAACCAGAGCAAAGGCGCTAAAGCGGGTTCATATAAAACGCCGAAGATGTGGACGCGAATCACCCCGGCCGCGGCGATCAGCGGAATGCACCGAGTGATTGTTCGTAAAAACGTTGGCATCCATCTCTTGAACCGCCCCAAGATGCACCATCCGCCGAGGCCGATCCAATCGTCAACGGTGGCCACCTTCAACACTTCAGCAACGCATTCCGCATATTGCGCGTCATCAACCCCTTGGCAAGCTAAAACCAAATCCCGCGGGTAAAGCTCGCGCTGGCGCGCGGCGAGGTAGTGAGCGGCTTCGATGGTTTCGCGCACGGCGCTTTCGGCCATTTGCACAGTCCAGCGCCGCTTGAACTTCTGCCCGTCCACCCAGGTTTCGTCAATCAGCCGGTCATAGCTTACCAGCGCGCTGGCTTTCCATTCGCCACCCCATTTTTCGCTGGCCCGTTTCTCCCAGGCCAATTGACGTTCCAGCGATTGCTCAGGCGTCAAACGTTCCTCCGGCGGATCCGTGAACGCGCCGGAATCGAGTAAGCCGTCAATCTCGTTGGTGTCCATCTTGCAGACCTGCGGACGATGCGCAGCTGAGAAGCAACGCGCGCCGGTCAGGTCCTGCGCCTCACCCTGAACGCGGGATGCGTGGCTACCAACAAACAATTTCACCGCTGGAGAGGGTAGGTAGATCATGAGTAGTCCAAAAAGAGGCGTCATTCGCAACGGCAAGAAGCCTCTGCAAATAATTCCCGGTATCGCTCGCGCACTGTTTCCGCAGACGTGAAACGCACGGGCAGCCCCGCCAGCACGCCTATTTGCAACCGCACATCCGCTAACAATTCACACTGGCCAGGATCCGGCACGAATGTTGGCCAGCCTTTGACGAAGCGTAGTTCCGGCGGGATGTGCGCTTCCAACGCGCGCCGGCGAACAGCCACCGCTTTCGCTCTCTCAATCCCTTCGCGCTCCGCTTCGGTGAGCAGGTCCGGGCGTACATCGCTAAGCCAGCGGGCCGGCTGGAAACTGAAGCCGCTGGCGATTTCCAGCGCCACAACTCGTCGATAAGCCGCGTGATTTCGCTCATCGCGCAAACTAGCCTGCAGGTCGTGAAGGCTGCTCAACACACAAACAGAGCAACTGACCCGGGAGTTCCCGTTGACGCGATAAGCGTAATGCAGGGGGAAGCCGGCGCGAACGTGCTCCGCAAAAACATCCTCGATAGGCCATTCCAAAATCGGATACCAGTCACGGCCGCCTTTTCCGCCGGCGCGCAGAAGTCTCTTGTTCGGCTGCGAAATCGGCTTCTTGGCCCGACCTGCCGACTCTTCGCGCCGGATGCCAACCGCATTGATGATCGGCAGGCCGTGAAATCTGACGGCTAACTCGCGCGTGATAGGGGCGACTTTTAACTCAGATGTACAGAATCTCATCCCCGCCGAACTCCACGGCGTGATTAGCGTCACACAAGACAGGTTGATATACCGTTCGACGTTGTCGCGCCAGCGCTGTTCCCATCTCTCAATCATCCCGCCGGATTGCCGGCGCACGACGATCAATTCCAATCCGAGATGCGCGGCCAGGCGTTCGCATTGCGGTAGTGAATCTTTGTGTTCGATCTCGCCAAGATCCGAGTGAATCAGTACACGCGGCCCCGTGTGACTGATCGCATCAAGGAAGCGAGCCACAGCGAGCGCCGCCGCGTCGGAATCCTTGCCGCCGCTGGCGCCGATCGCGACCGCCGCGTTTTGGGCGAGTAAATCGGCGGTTTCTGCGTCTATGGCCAGCTTGTATCGCTCAGCCGTGGCGAGAATCTGCGTCATTACTCGACCTCCCACGCAACAAGCTCGATCCGCGGCCGCTGTTTATCCTCAAACCGATAAGCGTGGATCTCGACGATTTGCGAATCGTCTTCCCAGGCCACGTTATTAAGTGCGTCAAGCAAGACCTTAAAATTCGCATCAAGATCGCGCGCCTTCCGAGGCCTGAACACCTTGACCTCGACGCCTACAGCGCCGGTCAACTGGAACGCTCCTTGGCTGCGGGCGTCGTAGCCCACTGTGGATTTGTACGTTCTGCCTTCCTCGCTGAGCACCACGCGGCCCCTGTAGTTGCGCCAGAGGCGATTTAAGGCCGGGGGATAGGGCAATGTGAGAGCGACTTGGATTTGTTTTTCTTCTTTACGCGGCATTGCGATCCTCCGATCCTTCATTTGCTTCGATGGCCACCGCTTGCAGTTTGAAGTTCGTAATCGCGCTGCGCGCCTCACTGGCCATCCGCTGGAGCTTGGCGGCTTCGCGCTCGATCTCTTCAATGGTAGGGAGGTATTGCGTGAGCTTGCCGTTGAGCACGAAATTGACGGCCTCGCCGATTTTCTGGCCAGTGCGGAATCGATGAAGTTTGACGCCCGTCGCCTGCTCAAAGCCTTTGACTTGCGCGAGAAGCTTTTCGTGCTCTTCCCGAAGTTGACGAAGTTCACGACTGACTTTTTCTTCGCCGAACTTGCGGCCTTGCTCGAATTGGTTCTCGACAGCACGCTTAATCCTTGCCTCTACTTCGGCATCGTTAGCCAGCTGTGTCGCAGCCGCACGGAAGATGCTGGCGAGAAAGACGCGCGAAATCGGCTCTGGCTGGAGCGGCGCGGCTTGTTTAACGATGGACAGCTTGCCGTTTTTGGGAGCGAGTAATCCCCAATTGGCCGGGATTTCTTCCTCCTTGACGATCTCGCACGAACCGACGACCAGATGCCAAAAATCGCAAAAGCGAGCGATGGATTCAGCCTTGGCCGGGTTCTGTTTTTCCTTCAGCCAATCCTGGCGGCTGGCTTTAATCTCGCAACCGATCAGGTGCAGGCCGCGCGACGGCCAAACGCTCATCACAAGCGCATCAGCGAATCGACGACGGCCGCCGGTTGCGCCAGTGCCGTTGGCGACCTCGAACAGCAGGTAATATTCGGGATCCTTGAAGTATTCGCGCAGCGCGGCATTGATTTGCGCCGTTGTCCAACTTTCCTGTTTATGATCCGACATGACAAACCTCAGCCTAAAATCAGACTACAAAACAATTAATCTTCAACTGCAGCAACAGTCCGCTTTACCTGCTCGAAACTGGTCCTTCGATAATTCGCCACGGCGATATAAAGCGACCCGCTCATTTTCACCGCTAATCGAATGCCGTACCGGTCTACTTCAGGCATGACGCCTTGCCTTTCCACCTCTACGGCCAGCAAGAGCGCATCCGATCCGGGCGCAAGCTTCGCTTTATACCGCTCCCATTCCGATTTACGTCGCCTGCGTTCTTCTTCGTTGCGATGCGCTTGCGCAAACACCTCCTGTCGCTGTCTCTCAAGATTAACAGCCTCTTCGCGCCGCCACTGGGCATCGCGCACTCGCTTAAGTTGTATCTCTTCCTCGACCCGGCGCGCCCGCTCCGCTTCTTCTTCGCGCTGCCGTTGCGCCGCGATCTCTTGCCGCCGCGCCCATTCCACCGCGCACGGCTCGCAATACCGTGGCGGTTCGGGATAGGTAACGCCCGCGCCTACGGCATCAATCGAAAGAATGTCCGCTGCTTCAATATGCTTGAAACAGTGACCGAGTAATAAGCTTGTCGCCGCCGCCTCGAACCACTTCAGCGACGCGGCGGCTAAATCCCTCTTCTTTTCGATACCCACGGCGTGCGTGTGGCAAACTTCAGCGGCGCCGACTACATCAGCGCCTTTCACGCAACTGACATCAGGGCGCCGACCCGCGACTTTTAATTCCGGTTTCGCATAGTCGTACCCTTCGATCCTAAAAAACGAATACCAGTTCCTGCAAAGCACGCACTGATAAACCAGCGACGCGCGATGAAATTGATTCAGCTTTTGCGATAAAAACACCTTCGCGTTCAAATGCGTGGCGGATTCACCGCTGCGGCTGATCACGCAGTCAGCGTCAACATCATGCCGGAAGTGGTCAGCGATCTTATGCTCAGGCGGTTTGGCTAAAACAATAACCACACCAGCCTCGCACTCAGGGCAAGTTAAATCCGTCGGGCGCCCTTTAGTCGTACCGCGCAAATGATCGAATGATCGAATACCCACCAAATCATCGCCGCGCTTAGCGTATCTCAGTTTCACTTGTGAGAAATCTATATCTACCATCCCGCCTCCTCTGCAATATCCCCCCAATTAGCCGCCGCAGGCTTTCGGGATTGCTTGCTGCGCCCATTGCCGTTGCTGTTCGTCGCGCGATCATGATCAGGCTCGAAGGCTCGATACGTTCCGATATCGGCGACTTCGAAACGCGACCGGTCCCCGAAAAACACCATCGGAATTTGCACGTCAGATTTACCGCCGCGTTGCGCGGCGATGTCCAGAATCCGGCGATTGTCGCCCAGGTCGTGAGCGTCTTCGCGCTGGATAAAAATCACCACGTCGCTGTCTTGCTCAATTGATCCACTCTGGCGCAGATCGCTCAGCCTCAGCTTGGCGTCCGACCGATCCGCGAATTTGCGATTAACCTGACTTAGGCCGATAACCGGCAAATCAAACCCCTTGCTGATGCGCTTCAATTCGCGCGTAACCTGACTAACGCGCGCCGTGTCGTTCTGGGTAAAGCCGTCCGCATCGCATAGTTGGATGTAGTCAACTACGAGCAGGTCAATTCGCTTGTGAATACGCTTCACCTTCCGCACAAGCGCTTTCATCGTCGCCGGCGTGACGGCTTCAAAGCCTTCCAGGTACTCAATCGGCATTGAGGCGATAGCATCTCTCGCGATCCTAACGCGATCTTTTTCACCATCGGTTAATGAGCCAGTCAGTAAATCATCCAGCGAGACTTTCGCGAACGCAGCCAGCGCGCGCTCCGTTAATTCGTCTACCGACATTTCGAGCGAGATGAACAACACAACGGGCTTTCCTTGCGCCGTCTGGTTTTCGGTTATGACGTTATGAACCAGGTTAAGAGCAAGCGTTGTCTTGCCGACCTTCGGCGGCGCCGCCAGCACGTGAAATCGTGGACGAAGGCCGTAAATAGCCCTATCTAGCGGAGCGTAGCCGGTCTTTAAGCCAAGCGTCTGCGTTGGGCTTTGCCAGGTTTCTTCGAGGCGTTGCAAAAC